ATTTGTACCGCTAGAACCACTTGTACCACTTGTACCATTTGCACCGTTAGAACCATTTGTACCATTTGTGCCATTTGTACCGCTAGAACCACTTGTACCACTTGTACCATTTGCACCGTTAGAACCACTTGTACCATTTGTACCATTTGTACCGCTAGAACCACTTGTACCATTTGTACCGCTAGAACCACTTGTACCGCTAGAACCACTTGTACCATTTTGATTGACTATATTTATAGTTCCAATCATACTTGAATGGTGAACACATTGGTAAACTATACTAGAAGGAGCATCTGCTGGAACTCTGTAAATTATTAAAGTATTTGTAGATGCTAGTCCACTTACAGGATTATTGTTTGTTGTTCCTGGTACAGCACTAGTATTGCCACTTGATAATCTCAAAGCAAATGGATGTGACGTAGATACACCACTAACATTAAAATAATATAACTGACCTCTCACTACTGTAATAGTAGGAAAATTACCAGCATAATTCGAAATGTTATAATTAAATCCAGAACTAGTTACTGTAAATAAAACACCTCCTTCTATACCATTTGTACCGCTAGAACCATTTATACCGCTAGAACCACTTGTACCATTTGTACCATTTGTACCGCTAGAACCACTTGTACCGCTAGAACCACTTGTACCGCTAGAACCGCTTGTTCCAGACGTACCATTTGCACCGCTAGAACCATTTGTACCATTTGTACCGCTAGAACCACTTGTACCACTTGTACCATTTGCACCGTTAGAACCACTTGTACCATTTGTGCCATTTGTACCGCTAGAACCACTTGTTCCACTACTTCCGCTTGTTCCGCTAGAACCACTTGTTCCGCTTGAACCACTTGTTCCAGACGTACCATTTGCACCGCTAGAACCATTTGTACCATTTGTACCGCTAGAACCACTTGTACCACTTGTACCATTTGCACCGTTAGAACCACTTGTACCATTTGTGCCATTTGTACCGCTAGAACCACTTGTTCCACTACTTCCGCTTGTTCCGCTAGAACCACTTGTTCCGCTTGAACCACTTGTTCCAGACGTACCATTTGTACCGCTAGAACCATTTGTACCATTTGTACCGCTAGAACCACTTGTTCCACTACTTCCGCTTGTTCCGCTTGAACCACTTGTTCCAGACGTACCATTTGTACCGCTAGAACCATTTGTACCATTTGTACCGCTAGAACCACTTGTACCGCTAGAACCACTTGTTCCGCTAGAACCGCTTGTTCCGCTTGAACCACTTGTACCGCTAGAACCGCTTGTACCGCTTGAACCACTTGTACCGCTAGAACCACTTGTACCGCTAGAACCACTTGTACCGCTAGAACCACTTGTACCGCTAGAACCACTTGTACCGCTAGAACCGCTTGTACCGCTTGAACCACTTGTACCGCTTGAACCACTTGTACCGCTAGAACCACTTGTACCGCTAGAACCACTTGTACCGCTAGAACCACTTGTACCGCTAGAACCGCTTGTTCCGCTTGAACCACTTTGAGGCTCAATTATTACACCACGAAATGTTAATACATTAGCACTAGTTGGTGTTAAAGCAAAATAAACAGGTTTAGAAACTTCTCCAAAATTACTTGGTTCAACTGAAGTAACCCCTCCAGAAGTAATTGTTGATAAAAAATATACTGTTCCTGGAGTTAAACCGCTTAAAGTATCAATCAAGCCATCGTATACCAATTCAAAAGTATTAACATTAACTATTGTTTTTACTACTCCTTGTACTTCAGCATTTTCGGCACTATCTGCCCGAGCTTTGAACCAAGTAGTTCCATCATATCTAAGAACGTCTCCAACAGCAAATCCATGATTGTTTTGAGTAAACTCATCTATTAACGCAGTTCCATCATTACTACCAGTATCTAATTGTTTTTTTATTATGTTATCTTCAATTACTAACTTAAATAATTCTTCAGTATTTGTAGTTGTCGGCAATTCAGTAAAAACAATATTATTACTACCGCTATAATATAATGTTCCTGTAGTTAAAGTGTCAGAATCAGAAAATACTGGTATATATCCACTAACACCAGATCCATCAATAACTTTTTTACCACTTAACGGAGAGAGATTAATTATATTATTAATGTACCCTGAAGATATAAAAAATAAATCAGAAAACTCTGAAACAACTTCATCAGAATTTATTGCGCGAACTTTGACAAAATAATCATTTCCTTCGTTAATTGGAAATATAAAGCTAGGATCAATTGTAGAATATGTAAAATCCGCAAATCCAGTTATTCTTTTTGCTATGCAAATACCAGTATTATATTCACCTAAATAAGTTAATCCTGTATTATTTAATGAAGTATTTGTTAAAAATCTAGAATCAGAATATGTTCCTGTATATATATTATTTTCATAAAATCCACCAGATGGTAAGAACTGAAAAGAATTATCACCTGTATATCCATAGCATAAAAATATTTCATTATTATTAGTAAAACCAGATGGTATTCTTATTTCAAAAATATAATTTAAACCACTACTATATTGTTCGTAAATACCAGTAGGAAGTGAACCAAAATTATCAACATTAATAGTATGATCTGCCCATTGTATACCAGAGGCTCCATAGTTAGAGAAAACAATTCCCGTAGGATTTAAACCAGTTCCTGTTCCAGCAACAAGGCTTAAAATATTTTCAGAAATTCTATTGTTTAGAAAATAATCGTATTTTGTTTTATTTTTACCACTTTCTTCAACTAATACATGAAAATTACAATCTTGAGATTGCGATACTGGATTCCATTTTATAAAAGCATTTAAATTTAGATCTTTAGATATAGCATTAAAATTATGATTTACATAACCAGTAACATTAAAAATCTGAGATGGAAAATATATTTCATTATAAAATGGTGGTTTTATTCCCGAAGATGTTATCAACTGTCCTGTGCTAAAATAATTACTGGGCAAAAGATGAACGTAATAAGGTATTGATACATCATTATCTACTAAAATATCTGAATTTGATGTACTTGTAGATATCGCGGGTATTTGAATCGTATCATACGATGGATAAAAATATTTATTTTGATATAAATAATTACCACTTGCAGATGCAAAATCAGATTGGTTTGTGACAAAAACATCCAATTCTTTTATACATTTAGGACTAGATGCATCTAAAGATATAGAAATATCTGCATTAAAATCAATAGAAGATATTGACAACGAAGAAGATGGAAAAGTTATATATGCAATGCCAGTATTATAAAAACCACTATTATAAAATCCGCTATTACTAACACAAACAACATCGATAAAAAATTCATTTAAACCAGACAAATTATCTTGTCCAGTTAACAAAGAAAAAATTCCTGTTATTTCCTCTACAGTTTTTGTATATTTTGTTATTTTTAAGACTTCTGGATCTTGGTACAAAAAGTTTCTATTTTTATCATAATAATTAACTAAAAAACCTGAAAAACCATTATCTATAATAGCTCCTGATAGTAAATCATTTGTAGTTGGTCTTTTTACCTGCCACAAAACAGTTATGGAATCTTGTTTTATAGATCCACTAAGAAATTCTGTAGATGGATCGAAACCGAATTCGGATGCAGAAATCGACTTATCATACGATGAATAAACATCAATAAAATCAAGAGAAAGATTTTGTATTTCAAAAAGATTCGTATAATTAACTTCAAGATTTTCTAAAAAAGCCATATATGATATTACACATTAATAATTTTGAAATTTGAATCAAAAGCATATAAATCAAGAGATGTTTTTGCTGAAAAATTGCCTAAAAGAGATTCTCCCAGAAACACACTAACTATACGAGCTTCATTTCTAAGAATATTGAAATTCAATGTTTTTCCATTTCTATTAATAACGCACATTATGCCATAAACATTAGCAATACTTCTCGAAGACAAATTATCAAACATAGAAAGAAAATTTAAATTCATATATTCAAAAGCAGAACTAAAATAATCAGCATTTAAAACTTCTATTTCAATTAAAAAACGATAATCAAAATCAGATTTTATAGCTTGAGCATAATTAATTGAAAACAGCTTATAAAAATTATATAATTCAGCATCTGTAAACAATTCTGAAACAATATTATCTGTTGAAAAAGTTATTTGTTTCGGTTTATTTTGAGAAGCGTCAATATATTCATCATTATCAATTATATTAAATTTTTCATTTTGATATTTCATCGCAGATATTGCATATTCATTCGATGAAACTTCATTTATACTAATAATTTTATATAAATCAAAATCAGAATCAGAATCATTGACATAAATAGAAAAAACAGCACCAGATCTTATATTTGCAAATTGACCATAAGTGATATCTGGCAGTTTTGAAAAATTTAAATTATCAACACGACTAAAACCTTGATATAATGCAACAACACCATGTAATGGCTGGCCTTTTGATCTTGATACTGGATTTACTAATAATATATTGTTTTTATAATAACGTATATATTCACCATCGTATGTAATTTTTAATATATCAGATGTAGTAACACTTTGATGTGCAACAGGCACCGTAGGAGATGATCCACCACTTTGAAAAATTGATAATACACCACCAATTATTTGCAAACCATAATTTATATCGCTTTCGTCGTTTTTTGGATTATTAATAATAGATAAACCAACTATATGTCTATCAGCAGAAGCGAAAGGAGATGTATAAGAAATTTGACAATTATCAATAAAACTATTATTTGTATAAGCTTTTTTATCAAAAGCATTTGTCTCGTTTCCTGAACGTAATAATAATCCATTGTTTTCAACAATAATTTGATTAACTATAAACCAATTCATATATGCATGAGAAAGCAATTTTAATCTTAAATTTGTATTATCTAACTCTATAACTGTAAAATCTAATTCAACTGGATATTCATTTATAATAGATAATATTTTTATATTTGCGCCTAAAGCGGTTGATGAAATTTCTCTATCTATATAAATATATTGATTTTCAAAATCTAAACTGACTATTTTACCATATATAATATTAGCATTTTTTAATTGGTCGGATAATCTTATTACATTTCCAATTTGTAATAATGTAGCTTCTAAACCTGTCGAAAAACCAACTACTTCAGATTCTAATTTTCCAGTTGCTAAATACCATTTGCCTATTCTTTGTGCTTCAGATCTGCTTGTAATTCCAAAACTTAGTATTTCTTTTTCAACAATACCATATTTTCTGATCAAATCTTGATCTTCAGCATAAACTATTTTATCTTTATAGTTATCTGTTTTATCTAAATAAGGAACTTTTGCAACTGAAAAACTAGTATTCAAATCTGAAGATGCGTATGTAAACAAACCATCTTTAACATTTGAATTTGTAAATATATAAACAGGTTTCTGTTTAACATCTGAAGTTAAGCTGAGAAGACCATTTTTAAAATAAAAAATACCTCTAAAAATAGATGATAAATCAGATAAAGTTTTTAAACCTTCAGATTCATTATTAATAAGAACATTACAAGAAAATCTAGGTTCTAGAAAATCATTATATTCAACATGTTTTGCCACGCAATAGCCTTTAGAAACATTTAATGATTTATCAAATATTTTATAATTTAAATGAGTTTTACTAACACTTTCATCTTTACTGGTTGGTAAATTCAAAGACGATCCATCAACCATATATTGTAGAATAAATAATTTAATTTTATCTTCAATATTTTTCGACGGATCACGTTTTACAAAGTTCATTAACTCATTAAATAAATTTCCGCTAAGATCTGTTTCTAAAATTTTTCTAGGACCAAAATCATTACAAAGTCTGATATAAGCTTTACCCCCAGATATTTGCACAGAACAAATAATTTTTTTATAATTAATATTAATATTTTCACCAGAAGAATTTTTTATATCATAAAGATACAATATCGATCCAACTGGATATTTTAATTGTAACTTCTCAAGCGGTTCAGATGTATTGAAACTTATGTTATTATAATATAACTTGCCAGATTCAATATCATTATCGTAATCAAATAAATCTGCTTCAAATTTTGTTTTTGAATTTGTTTTTATTAATTCATCACAAAATTTAGATAATGATAAAAACTGCCATTTATCTAAGTCTGTTTCATTTATATGGCCTTTTGCCATACCATATCTGCTATTAACACATAAATCATAAAAGACCCAAGCTGGATTGTTTGTCCATTTTAGATTTAAATTAAAATTTCCAGACCAATTTCCTATATATTCTCTAATTTCTCCATCATAATTATCAGGTACTCTAATTTTCAACAATTTACAATCATAAGATCTAGTTGGTATATTATTAAAATGTTTAGAACTAATTGTAGTATTAACAGCGCATGAATATGGATAAGTGAAACCGTACGCAAGCATCTCAACCACAGAATCTAATGAAAAAGATCTGAAAATATTTGTTTTCGACAATACTGATTCTTGAATGCTAAAAACAGATAAATTAACTTCAGGAAAAGGTGTATTTAAAAAATCACCATCTGCATGAGAAAAACTTATTTCAAAAGGTAAAACTATTTGTCCACCTTTTGCAACAAATGAGCCATTAAACATTAAATATGCTGATATTCCGGTAGATAGATTTCTAGCTTCTATTACAAAAGCAATTTGTGCTGGTGCAGTGTTATTATCAGAAATTTGATATAAATTATCAATAGAAATAGAAAATTTATAAAAACTTGCATATTTATTTAAAACTTTATGATTAACAACGGGTGCAAAACTTTTGATTTTTATCAGATCATTTAACTCATTTGGAGTTTGTTGATTAGTGTCTGATGATTTAAAAACTTTTATTGAAATATTTGAGTTATTAAGTTGTAATGGATTTCGAACTAAAAGTGGCAAATTTTTACTCATAACAATAGCCGTGGGTATATCATATATACGTAATTTATACTCAAGAAGACTTGAAGCTATATATCTTGTTTTCTTTCTTTCCATTCCTGTGTCAAATATAATACTACTTTGAGCAAAATTAAATAAATTGGTTTGAGGGTCAACTACAGGTGTATTATTAAAATAAATTGAACTACCAACAGGTGTTAAAGCGTTTTCTATTTGTAAATAACCAACAGTTTTTCCATCTGAATTAGAAAAACCTTCGATTGGTCCTTCGCATAATAAATCTAAAGAATTATAAAAAGATTCTGTTTCAATTGGAACAGAAGTATTTTTCTGAACATCTGTCGATAAAAAATCAAAAACCTCTTTATTTAATCCTATGTTCATAATAAAATACTATGGTATTGGAGCTCCAATTTCTTTCGCTACTAATAAAAGAGCTGCACTTGAAGCTTGATTACCAGCATATACATTAAATGATATATCATTACTTATAGTAACAGATCCAATTCGCAATCTACCATAACCTATTGGCACTGGCACGTTTCGCAATGATACGTTTTCATAATTATTAAATAATCTTGATACTGTTTTTATATCAGTAGGAGATTTTGGAGTTAATAATGATGTTATTAACATTTGTATTCCTGTTGAAATAGCTAATAAAACGAAACCAATTAAAATTTCTCCAGATCCTAAAATAACAGGAGTAATTTCGACTTTCGAATTATTTTTTAAAATTGGAGAATTAATATATTCAGGAGATACTATTTTATCATCAACATATACCAAAAAATGTGTAATATATTCATTTATATTTCCCAATGTAGAAACTAGTTTACCTGTATTAGCTTCAATTGCATTAAATATCTCTAAAACAGATGAAGCATTTAATTCCCAATCTGTTTGTATGAAATTTTCAAATATACCATGTAGCTTAACACTAACCATATATCTATTTACACTTTCTTTCTATAAATTCATCAGTATTTATATTATATATTAACATATCAATATTATGGTATTTTTGATGAAGAATGTCTAATTCTGAAAAAAAAGAGTTTGATAAATGACTATGGAATAAATATAAGATAGCATATTCTTGTTTAATTTTTAAATAGTCTTTTGGAGAAATTGCAAAATATTTGCTTTTATCAAAATGCCTATTTTCAACTGGAATAAATTTTAACTCATTATTATTTTCAACAATAAAACCGCAACTTTCTTCAGAAAAATTAGATAAACAATATTTTTTTATTTCGTCTAATATTTCATTTTTTATTGTCATATGGGAAAGTAGCTGGAAAAGCGCCAAAAGGTAAAAAACCATTAGGTTGATCGTCATAATCTTTAAATCTTAAAAGACAACCTTGCAAAGTTTTTGAACATTTATCTTCTTTCCATACGTCAGTATTCAAATCGGGTTGTTTATTAGTAACATTAGAAGAAATACAAACATAAAAAATTTTTTGTTTATTATTGGAAATTTGTATAAAGTTATTTTTCAGATCAGTTGGAACACTTGGTACAAAATCTAAATACACAAAATCACCAGCAGAATAAACTGTAGTTTTATTCCATCGTCCCTTAGATGTTAATTTTAATAAACCATAATTTCCGTTTTGAAAATTACCAGTGAAATCATTTTTACCTTTATAGAAAGATAGAAAAGTTTTATCATTTTCGTCGGCTATAGGAACTCCAACATCTTGACCTCCCCACACGTTAGAAAACCACCAAGAACTATTTAATCTACCACTATTTCTTCTTTCATAAGCAACCGCATTATCAAGTAAACCAACTTGAAAACCTTGGTTTATATTTGGTCCTTTATAATCTGGAGTGCTTCCATAATTACAACCATAACATCTATAGTTCCAAGAACAAGTGTCATTAGTTACTTTTCGACTTGGTACGTTTAAATTTTGAACATCAATTTTTGTAGCTAATTCTAGTTCAACATACTCTTTATTCTCTGATTTTTTTAGATTGATCAAAAACTTATCATAAGCAATATATGTTTTAAAAGAAGAAATGCCAAAAGGATTTACACCATCAGCAAAATTAGAAATATCTAAATCTTTGCCAAGAACTTTTTTCCTTATAAATTGTTTACCAATAAGATTATTTCTATCCTTTAAAATATATGATAAATAATTATTTATATTTGCAATTTTAAGAGTTGGTTTAGATTGTTTTCCATCAGATGAGCTTTGTAAATTCGATAATTCAGAAGGAATAAAATAATAATTTTGATCTTGAAAGATTATATCTTTTGAAAAATTCTTTGACCCATGAAATCGCAAATAACCTTCTGTAGATTCTAATTCTAATTCATAAAGATCAAAAACAACATAATTATTAAGTTTAAAAAATGTATTCATATTATGATTTTCCAGCTAAATTGAAAATATTCGGCAATCTGAAATTATATAAGTTTGATTTTAAATTTATGCTCGTACAATTTGCTTCGCCAGTAAATAAACTCAAATAATTATCTACATAATAAGCGTATGCCGAATTTAATTCTGTATTCGACAACAAACGGTTATAAAAAGTTACATCAAAATAATTTATACCAATAGTTGCATTTCTATTAATTAATTTTAAAGTAGTACCTTTTAAATTAGTAATAAGATCTGTAATTCCAATATATCGACTTATTACTTCCCTGTTTATAGAAAGAGTATAATTTTGGTTGACTCGTCTTATTTGTAAAATAAAAGGTCTATATAATGAAGCTGATTTTATTTTTAATATAGAAACATTACTACCAGTTGTAGTAATATCTGTAGCTCCTAATTTAAAAGTATTTGGTGTTACATGACTAACAGTATATATATTTTTGTCTTCAGAGTATGGAGAAGAAGAATCGTAACTCTTTAATGGGTTAGGTAAAGTATCTGCAAAAAAAGCTATTCTATCATTATTTGCTAAATCATGATTTGTAGATGTTGTAAATACGTTTGTACTTATATTAACATTTGAAATTTGTTTTTTAATATATAACTGTTGAGAAATTGTACCACCAAAGCCATTCTCTCTTGATCGATCAATTGAATTCGATAAAGATTTATTTTTATAAAAAAAAGATAATTTTTCTTTTACATATCTACCTCTTTGTAAATCAGGAAAAATTCGTATATTAAATTGATCACTTGTTATATTATTTGGACTGGTAGACGAATACCAATCAAAAATAGAAGCATAAAAATTATCAGTAGATCCTGGAT